AAAAAGCACCAGGATTAGTACAACAAAACAAGTTAATTTATGAGGATGAATTGAAAAGAGCACTAGATGAAGATGGTCAAAGAACATCTACATATATAACTCCACAATCTTTTTATCCTAATGGAGTATAATAATGGCTAAATGGGCTACAGGTAAAAGATCACTAGCAATATCTGATAGATCAGGTATGGCATTTCCTTATACTGAAATGATTAAAGAATGGAATGGTTCTTTAGTACATTATTCTGAGTTTGAACCAAAACATCCTCAAATAAGAAGAAAAAGAATTGTTGCAGATGCTATAGCTTTACAAAATAGTAGATCTCAAAAATTTCAACAACCAACTAACATTGATGGTGTATATGCAGATTCAGGTGGGACTATGGTAGGTGTTGCTGATTTAACTTTACCTGGTGACTTTGCTTATATAACTCAAGGACAAAGTGCAATGGTACCTGCGGATCCATCTTTGCAAAATAGAAGAAGAGAATTATTAATGAATATAAATTCAGTAACAGTGGAGATTTCATAATGGCTATAACTTACGCAGATTTTTTAACACAAGTAAGAAACTATACAGAAGTAAGTAGTAATGTTTTAAGTGATACTCTTATACAAAACTTTATTAGATCAGTAGAGTTAGATGTAGCCGGTAAAGTTGATTATGATGATCTTAGAAAATATTCAACATCTACTTTTACTTCTGGAAATAGATATGTAAGTTTACCTGCTGATTTAACTATTATGAGATCAGTTCAAATGATAAATGGTTCTACAAGAACTTTTTTAGAAAAAAGAGATACAAGTTTTATATCTGAATATAATAATAATGCTGCTACAGGTGAGCCTAAATACTGGGCAAATTGGGACGATTTTAATATATTAGTAGCTCCTATTCCAGATTCAGCTTACACAATTCAAATTAACTACATCACGGATCCACCACAGTTTACAGCTTCAAACAACACCTTTCTTTCAACTTATCAAGAATCAATGTTATTACATGGTGTACTATCAGAAGCTTTTAGATATTTAAAAGGCCCCATGGATATGTACAAGCTGTATGAAAGTAAGTATAATGAAGAAGTACAGAATTTTGCTCTTCAACAAATGGGGAGACGAAGACGTGCGGAATACGATGATGGGGTACCTAGAATACAGATACCTTCACCATCGCCAAACACATTATTAAAATAGGAGATTATATATTATGGCAATCACAACTAATGCAATTTGCAATTCATTTAAAAAACAATTGATGGGTGGTGAGCATGATTTTGATAGCGGTGGAGATACATTTAAATTAGCAATGTACACTTCTGTAGCTACACTAGGTGCTTCGACTACTAACTACGCATCAACAAACGAAGTAACATCCCCTTCAGGTTATACTGCTGGTGGAAAAGCTTTAGTTAATCAAGGAGTTAAAGTTTCATCAGGAGTCGCTATTACTGACTTTGCTGATTTATCTTTCACTGGAGTTACACTAACAGCTAGAGGTGCTTTGATTTACAACACAACTACAGACGGTGGTACTGGTACTACTGAAGCAGTTGCTGTATTAGATTTTGGTGGAGACAAGACTGCAACATCTGGAACATTTACAATCCAGTTCCCTGCATTCACAACCTCTGCTGCAATTTTAAGAATCGCTTAATTAAAAAGGAGTTAAAATGGCTTTGGTGGTAAATGATAGAGTAAAAGAAACCTCTACTACTACTGGTACAGGTACATTTGATCTAGGTGGTGCAGTTTCGGGATTTGAATCTTTTGTAACTGCAATAGGTAATGGAAACACAACTTACTATTCTATTGTAAACGAAAATGGTGAGTTTGAAGTTGGCCTTGGTACAGTTACAGATGCTGCAACCGATACTTTATCTAGAGATACAATTTTATCATCATCAAACAGTGATGCTGCAGTAAACTTTTCTGCAGGAACTAAAAATGTATTTTGTACATTACCTGCTTCCAAAGCCGTTATCCTTGATTCTAGTGGAAACATTGTTGCAAACAATGGATCTAACTTAACAGATTTAAATGCTACCAACGTTGCTTCAGGAACTTTATCAGCAGATAGATTACCTACAGTACCGACAACAAAAGGTGGAACAGGCTTAACTACTATTGGTACAGCTAATCAAGTTTTAGCTGTTAACACTGGTGCGACAGCTTTAGAATATACTGATACACTTACAAATAAAACTTTAGATGATGCTACTGTTACTACTGGTTTAAATTTTGGAAACCTTATTAAAGCAAACTTTGGTGATTCAGACGAATTACAAATTTTTTCAAATTCTTCACAGGCTAAAAGTTTTCTTAAAACAGATACAAACATATTATCTTTAACAAGTAATAATAAAGTTATAATGGCAACCTCAGGTAGTCAGGTTGCTTTTGAAAATGATATTGATGGTGCTACAAACCTTTATTATAATTTGGTAAAAAAGTTTGAGACCACAAATACAGGTGTAACAGTAACGGGTACAGCTTCAGCAACTACCTTCTCTGGTAGTGGTGCATCTTTAACAGATTTAAACGCAACTAACATTTCTTCAGGGACTTTGGCGTCAGACAGATTACCTACTGTTCCAACAACAAAAGGTGGTACAGGTTTAACTACTATTGGAACTGCAAACCAAGTTCTTGCAGTTAATGGAGCTGGAACTGCATTAGAATATCAAACTATCTCTGCGGATATTACAGGTGTTATAGCAGGAAATGGTTTAACAGGTGGCGGAACTACAGGTGAGGTTACATTAAATGTTGGAGCAGGTGCTCTAATTGATGTTACTGCAGACGCTATCGATGTAGATTTATCAGAATTGACTACTTCAACATCTGATGCAGATGGTGATTTTTTTGTTGTAGTTGATTCAGCTAATGCTCAAAAGAAATTAACAAAAGCAAATATAGCTATTTCAGGATTTAATAATGACAGTGGATTTATTGATGGGTCTTCTTTAAATGCTTCAAATTTATCTTCAGGAACTGTACCTGACGCAAGATTCCCAGCGACATTACCTGCAATAAGTGGTGCTAATTTAACAAATTTAGACGCATCAGATTTAGCAAGTGGAACGGTTCCTATTGCTAGAATAGATTTAAACTTATTAACAACTTCTACATCAGATGGTGATGGAGATTTCTTTGTTGTTGTGGATTCTGTTGGAGCTGAGAAAAAATTAACAAAAGCAAATATTAATATCTCAGGGTTTAATAATGACGCGGGTTATTCTACTACTACCGGAACCGTAACTTCAGTAGGAGTAACTGCTGGAGCTGGTTTAACTGGTGGTGGAACAGTTACTACTTCAGGGACTATAAATTTAGACGTAGGAGCAGGAACAGGTATAGATGTAGCTGCAGATGCAATTTCTGTTGATGTATCAGACTTCATGACTAATGGTGCAAACAATAGAGTTTTAACTGCAACTGGTACAGATGCCATGAATGCAGAAGCAAATTTAACCTACAGTGGTACAGAATTTTTCTGTAGTGTAGGAACAAATTTAAATGCAAGTATAGTGCAACTTTCACATGATACTGCAGCTGATGATGGTGTTGGTATTACTTTAAGTAGAACTACAAGTGATTCTGACCTTGCTGCTATCGGTGTCCTTGAAGTTGATGAATTAAGTATGATGAGTAGAGAAGGTATGAACTTTTATACTGGTGGGGGAAGTACATATAATGCAACTATTTTACGTGCTAGAATTGACTCTAGTGGTCATTTTGTTCCAGGAGCCAATGATACTTACGACTTAGGCGCGTCCGGTAATGTTTGGAGAAACATATACACTGGAGACTTACATTTATCTAACGAAGCAAAAGAAGAAGGTAATGCTGTTGATGGTACAAAAGGTAATTGGACTATCCAAGAGGGTGCTGAACATTTATATATTTTAAATAATAAGTCTGGAAAGAAATACAGATTTAAGTTAGAGGAAATGTAATGATATTCAATTTTGATAAAAAAGAATATGACAGTGAGAAATTATCAGATCAAGGTAAAATAGTTGTACAAAAACTTCAAAATATAGCTCTTCAAAAACAACAGTTAACTATTCAATTTACTGATTTAGAAGTTTTACAAAAACATTATTCTGATCTACTAAAAAAAGAATTACCTAAAGAAAATAAAAAAGTAGACAAAAAAGGAGCCTAACCTATGGCTCTAGGTATTACCGCATATTCTGAAGCGGCTTTTTCATCTGAAGCAAATGATGTAATTGCTTATCCTTTAGGAACTGTTCTTACATCATCTATGGGAGAAGAGTCTAATACAGGTACAGCTAATGTACCGGTAACAGGCATTCAAGCTACAATTACAAACGCAGGTGCTGTAGCAGGAAGTTCAGTTATTGCTTCTACGACTGGTGTCTCTTTACTAACTTTTATAGGTGAAGAAGACATAAATGTAGGTGTGCCTATTACTGGTATTCAGTTATCTATAACAAACAAAACTTCTACACAAGATACGTTAACTGCTTTTGGAGAAGCTCCTTTTGCAACATTAAGTCCTAGCACTTTCTTTATACCAAGTGTTACAATTGAAGCAACAACAGGTGCGGGACAACTTCCAAGTTTCTTATTGCAAGGTTCTGTAGGAGACTCAACTATATCTGCAGACGCTAATGCTCCAGTAACAGGATCTGAGCTAACACTATCAACTAATGATGTAACATTTGAAATAACTGGTGATATAGGTGTAACAGGATCACAAGCAAACATCTCACTTGGAACTTATTCTGTTTCTGCTGATGGTAATGTAAGCGTTATAGTTACAGAGCACGATATAATTACATCGATTGGTTCAGTAACTACAGCTGCAAATTCTGATGTTTCTGTCTCAGGATCACAATTAACAGGTTCTGTTGGTGATGTGTCTTTCACAATTAATGGTAGTGTAGCTGTTACAGGACAGCAATTAACTTTAACATTAGGGGATGAGTTTGCATTTACAGATGTGAGTGTTGAAGTTACTGGTCAAGAGTTAACAATGTCTATGGGAGAAGAAACTCCTACAGCAGACGCTAACGTTGAATTAACAGGTATTCAATTAACTAGTTCGATTGGAACAGTAGACGCTGTAGCTGTAGCTGAGGTTACAGGTGTTCAAATGTCTACATCTATAGGATCTGTTACAATAACAGGAAACGCTAATGTAGATATTACTGGAATACAGTTACAAACAAATACAGGAAATCCTAATATTACAGCTTGGGCGCAAATAGACCCAGGTGTATCTAACGTTTGGACTGAGGTTGATCTAGCAGCTTAGAGAGGATATAATAACATTATGACATCATCATACACTAATCTTGGTATTGAACTTATGGTTACTGGCGCTAATGCTGGTACTTGGGGAACTAAAACAAATACTAATTTAGAAATTGTAGAACAGATTCAAGGTTACGTAAATAAATCTATTGCAGGTGGTGCTCAAACTACTGCATTGTTAATAGCTGATGGATCTACAGCATCTTCAGATGCAAGAAATTTAATTATTGAGTTATCTGGAACTATTACTGGAAATCAAGTTGTTACGGTTCCTGATAGCATAGAAAAATCTTATATAGTTTATAACAATACTACAGGTGCTTTTACCGTAGAATTTAAAACTGCTAGTGGTACAGGACCTACATTTTCAACTACTAATAAAGGAATAAAAATAGTTTATAGTAATGGTACAGATATTATAGATGTTACTGCAAATTTAGGAGCTATCGCAACTGGTGAAATTACAGCTACAGGGAACATACTACCTGGTGCAAATGACACGTACGATTTAGGGGCTTTAGGAAATGTGTGGCAAAACATTTATACAGGAGACTTGCATTTAAATAATGAGCATAAAACTGAGGGTAATATTGTAGATGGTACAAAAGGGAGCTGGACTTTACAAGAAGGTTCACAAGATATATACTTAATTAACAATAAATCTAATGAAAAATTTAGATTGAAATTAGAAAAAATTTAGGAGAATTTTATGGCTATTATTTCAAGTGGTAATACAATCATAGACAATGGTGCTATCGATGCAAATGAAGTTGGAACTACGCAAATAGCGAATGACGCTGTAACTGCAGATAAACTTGCTGACACTGCTGTCACTCCAGGATCTTACACACTTTCATCAATCACAGTAGACCAACAAGGAAGAATTACTGCTGCATCATCAGGATCTGCAGGCGCTGCTGCACTAAGTGCTAATTTAGTTGCGAAGGGACCTGCAAGTGGAACTTATAGTCAAAACACTGCAAATCAATGGATGGCTTTTGCCTGCAGTGGTGGAGGTGGCGGAGGTGCGGGTACTTCAAACCCAGGCGCTGCAGCTACACCAGGTGGTGTTGGTTTGTTAGCTGTTTTTAATGGAAATTTTAATGCACCTACATCAACGCCTTACTCAATAGGAGCAGGAGGCCCTGGAGGTAATTTTCCTGCAGGTAATGGAGGAGCAGGTGGTTCAACTAATGTAACTGGTTTATTTACTATCTCTGGTGGGAACGGTGGTAATCGAAAAGGTGGACCAGGTGCTCCAGGTAATCCAGGAACTGTTAACGTGGGAAGTGCAGTATTTACGACTTCTAATTTAAATGATATTTTTCAAATTAAACCAAGTGGTGTGGGGAATGGAACAGATAATATGAGTTCAGGTCCAGGAGAACCAGGTAAAATAATTTTTTATGATAACAGATAAGGATTAATGTAATTATGAAATATTTAATATTTAGAAATAAAGATTTTATTACAATGACTGCTCATGATTCAGTTAAAGATAAAGTATTAAGTATTGAAGGAGATGCATGGGCTTTATCTGTGACTGATGAACAATATAGAGATTTCGGAGAGGATAATAATTGGGAATTAGATGATAATAATAGTATCACTATTACTAGAAAATATGAAAATCCAGGAACGGTAATAATTTCTGATCCAACGGAAGCTCGAGAATTTTATAAAAACTATATAAATTCAATGAAAGTTCATTGTGAAAACATAAAAAACAGTAATCCTAATATAGTTCCTTTAATTTCATTTCTAGCGACTATTGATACAAGTGCTGTCACATCTATAACGGATACCACAAATTTAACTCATACTATTTATAGTTTACCAGGATGTCCACAAGTATATAGATTCGAAACATTTGCTGTTGACTTTCTAAAATAGGCTTTTACAAGACTATGTTATAATGAGTCTTGAAAACTACATAAAAATTTTTGATAATAGTTTCCCTGTAGAAAATATAAGTTCTTTACTTCAATGGATTAATAAAATTAAAATTGAAGAAAAAGGAACTGTTGGTGATAATGAAATCAATGAAAATATAAGAAAAGTAAAACTTTTAAATTTTTTTGATTGGCACTTAAAACAAAAAACTAAAATTCATTGGTGCAATTATCTACACAATACTTTTCACAATCATATGCTTAAATATTCAAAATTAATTTATCCATTTAATGAACCTTTGGCACAAAAAATAATACAAATGGATTTATTAAAATACAGTGAAGGAGATTTTTACAGAGCTCACGTGGATCATTTTACAAACGTACCTCGAACACTTTCTTTTATTTTATTATTAAATAATGATTATGAGGGTGGTGAAATAGAATTTTTAAATCCAACTACTGGGCAGTCTTTAAAAAAAATTACTAGCCAACCAGGAAGAATGGTTGTTTGGCCAAGTAATTTCTTATATACACATAAGATAAATACAATTAGTAAAGGAACAAGGTATTCAATAGTTTCATGGGCATTATAGGAAAAGATTTTAAATATAAATTAATTAAAAATTTTTTAACTCCAGAAGAATTAGAACTTGGAAAAAGTTTTTATCATTTAGAACATAAAAAAAATACTACATGTTTCGATACACAACAAAACAATAATGGAAATTTTTGGATGTACGGAGATAGTTTTACTGAAACTTTTATGATGAAAAAATTAAAAAAAATGGAAGAGGAAACTGGTTTAGAACTTCTACCAACTTATGCCTTTACAAGATTTTATACTTTTAATGCAGATCTAAAACCACACACTGATAGACCTTCTTGTGAAATTTCAATTTCAATTATGTGGGATAGCGATGGAACTAAATGGCCACTATTTATAGATGGTAAACCTATTGAAATGGAAAAAGGAGATGGTGTTATTTATCTTGGTATGGAACTATCTCATTGGAGAGAAAATTTTACAGGAGATTTTCATATACAATCTTTTTTACATTATGTAAACAAAAACGGACCCCACAAAGAATTTATTTGGGATAAAAAAGATATTAAATATAATGCTGAAATAATATGAACGAAAAAAAACATGAAATAAAAGATTGGATAGGAACTTTTGATAATTTTCTAGATCCTGAAATTTGTGATTTCATAATAGATTATTTTGAAAAAAATAAAAACAATTTAGCTTACAATAGATTTCAAGGTGAAAATGCAGCTCATACACAAAAAAATGATCTTTCAATAGGTATTTCTAAAAACAATAATTGGTTTCCTGAAATGGAAAAAATTTGTTCAGCAGTTACAGAATGTTTACAAATTTATGAACGAGAAACAAATGTAATAAAATATTGTGATTTAAATGAAGTTTTTTTTACAGATATAAAAATTCAAAAAACAATTCCAACAGAAGGTTATCATGTTTGGCATGTTGAAAAAAATTATAAAAATCTTCTTTGTAATAGAGTTCTTGTTTACACAGTATATTTAAATGATATTGATGAAGGAGGAGAAACTGAATTTTTATTAATGAGGCAAAGAGTTAAACCAGTTAAAGGTAGAATATCTATATTTCCAGCTTATTTTCCATTTGTACATCGAGGCAATCCCCCTTTAAAAAATGAAAAATATATAGTAACATCTTGGTTATTAAATAAATAAAATGCAAATAATTTATAATAAAGAAGATGTTAATATAAAATTTTCATGGAAAGAAATTTTATTAATTATTTTTAAAAGACACATAAAATTAAATAAAAAATCATGTTATACTTTTTCGACTGTTTTAGCTAATATTATTATGGAAATGACAAGTCGATATGGGGATGGGAACGTTCATGGAAATGTTGAACAACCTAAAGAAGGGGATCGAATAGATTTGTAAATATTGATATGGTATAATTCCATATGCCTTTAACAAATGTACAGATTAGACCTGGATTTAACAAACAAGTTACAGAAACTGGAGCCGAAGGGCAATGGACAGATGGTGATTTTGTAAGATTTAGATATGGACTACCTGAAAAAATAGGTGGTTGGGAACAGATAACTAATTCTACTTTAGTTGGTGCTGTTAGAGAACAGCTTGTTTGGGCTGACTTAGATGGTAGAAAATATGTGGCTTTAGGGACTAACAAAGGTTTATTTATTTACTATGAAGGAGGGTTTTATGATATTACTCCTCTAGATACAGCACTTACAGGTGCAACATTCGATACTACAGACACATCAGCAACGGTCACCGTAAACTATACATCTCATGGTTTGAGTGCAGGAGATTTATTTACTTTTACAAATGTAACACCACCTTCAGGTGCAGGGTATGTGGCTGCTGATTTTGAAACAAACACTTTTCAGGTAGTAACAGCACCCGATGCAAACACTTTTACAATTACTATGGCTGCTGCTGCAACTGCAACAACATCTGCAAGTGGCTCTGCTGATATAAATCCTTACGCAACTGTTGGCCCACTATCACAAACTTATGGTTATGGTTGGGGCACCGGTTCGTGGTCGAGAGGGACTTGGGGTTCAGCATCTACAACTTCTACAGTTGTATTAGATCCTGGATCTTGGTCTTTAGATCATTTTGGTCAAATACTTATTGCGACTGTTAAAAACGGTAAAACATTTCAATGGAGTCCTATTAATTTGAATCCTAATGCTTTAACAACAAGAGCCACTATTGTAAGTGGTGCACCTACACGATCAGTAATGTCTATTGTGTCTGAAAGAGATAGACATTTAATTGTACTTGGAACTGAAACTATAATTGGTGATCCATCTAAACAAGATAAAATGTTTATAAGATTTTCTGATCAAGAAGATATTTCAGATTACACACCAACATCAATTAATACTGCAGGTACTTTTAGACTAGACTCCGGTGTTAAGATAATAGGTGCAGCAAAAGCTAAAGATTATATTTTAATACTTACAGATACTTCTGCCTATGTTATGCAATTTGTGGGACCACCTTTTACTTTTTCTATTAGACAAGTAGGAAGTAATTGTGGAGCGATCGGTCAACATGCAATTAAATATGTTAATGGTGCTGTATGGTGGATGGGTCAAGCAGGTGGGTTTTTTGTTTTTGACGGTACTGTAAAATCTGTTCCGTGTTTAGTAGAAGATTTTGTTTTTACTAATAAAGGTGCAAATCTTGGTATTAATTATAATGCAGGTGAAGTTGTTTACGCAGGTTTGAATCATTTATACAGTGAGATTAATTGGTTCTACCCTAAATCAGGATCAGAAGAAGTTGATAGAGTGGTATCTTATAATTACGAGGAAAATGTTTGGACTACAGGTTCTATGGATAGAACTTCGTGGGCAGATGCTACATTGTATGATAACCCATATGCTACTAAATTTAATGCAACAGGAATTCCAACTTATCCAACTATACAAGGCGTAA